TGTCAACCGGCGGATGTTAAACCGTTGCTGTGCTGTGCTGTGCTGCACCCCTCAAACTTTTTCCTAAATCATATACTCTACGTGTTGGTGGCTGGTACACAGGGTAACTTTACTAAACCTTACTCATGGACTCAGGATGCACTGTATGCCTGACTTGGTACGTTACCTGAAAGGTAACGGTTAGGTCACCAGAAAACTAGTGTTTAGTTGGACACACTAGGACATCCTTACTCTAGTTTGATAACAAGTTGGTAACGATCCTTGAGACTTGCGAAACTAACCCTTCCCAGGACTACGGTAGTATAAGTGAAGAGAAGAAGCCCCTTAAAGGAGTCTGGAGCGGATGAGCGGAAGACTCCGTGGAAGAAGCCGCTAGGCTCCAGACTCCACCTGATGCCGGGCCTCAAGCCCGGCTGCTAGGATGATAGATAGGCCGCCTGTCCGGCGGCCTTGAAGAAGGGTAGAGGGCAGCCCTCAAGGCTGCCTAGGGAAATAGCTCCCTCCTACCTGGTGGTAGTCGGGAGGGGGCGGGGTCAGAGGAGCCCCCTCCTTTAATGGTTCCCCCACGGCCCCTAAACGCCCACCGAGACCACCATAGGATAATGTGCATGCCTCCCAAGATTGAATGGACCACTGCGGACAAGCAGAGGCTTCTGCTTGAAAAGCTCGCAGCCGGTTGGTCTGTGGAGCGTGCTTGTGATTTTGTCGGCGTGTCTGTGAAGACATATGAGTATTGGCGCAGCGGCGCCAAGGGCCACGGCGGGGCGTTGAATGCCCAGCAGTTCCGCGATGCAGCGGAGCGCATCCGTGCCAAGCAGTCCGGGGAGCACTTCTCCGAAGTGCCTGACTTCGAGATGTTCTCGAAGGTGTACATGGGTAATCGTCTGTTCGACCACCATCTTCAGTGGCTGGATCTTCTGGAGGGCCGCGAGCCCCGATCCCTGCACCCGAACCAGACTTACATCCCCGGACACAAGAACCTTCTGCTGATCAACACGCCACCGCACCACGCCAAGTCGGAGATGTTCTGCCAGAACTACGTGACCTGGCGCATCGTGCAGGATCCGAATATCCGGGTGCTCCTGGTGTCCGCGTCTGCGGACCGTGCCAAGAAGAACCTGGACGGCATCAAGAACCGGCTCGACAAGGACATGCTTGTCTACAAGCAACTGAAGGATGACTTCGCCCCGGCTGAGGGTTACAACGGCAATGGCGCCAAGTGGACGTCGGACATGATCCTCGTCAACCCGGACATTCGTCCTCGCAACGTGTCGGGCCACCCGACCGTACAGGCGCTGGGTATCCGCAAGAAGATCTACGGTGCCCGTGCCGACCTGATCATCCTCGACGACTGTGCCGACCTGGACAACGCCCACGAATACCCGAAGCAGATCGAGTGGATCCAGTCCATCATCGGTTCCCGCCTTGAGCCGGGAACGGGCAAGCTCATCATCGTGGGAACCCGTCTCGCCGCCCAGGACCTATACTCTGAGATCCGCAAGCCCGAGTGGTATGTGACGGGCGAGTCGCCCTACACGTATCTGTCGCAGCCAGCCGTGCTGGAGATGCACCCAGATCCGAAGGACTGGAAGACCCTGTGGCCGTGGACCAACGTTGAGCCCATGGGGCTGGACAAGGTTACGCCCAACGAGCAGGGCCTGTACCCGATGTGGAATGGCCCGGCTCTCGCCGAGAAGCGAAACCAGATGTCCGCTGAAACGTGGTCTCGTGTGTACATGCAGGCGCAGATCAGCCAGTCTACTACCTTCACCCAGGCGGAGATCGATGGATGCACCAATGGCGGGCGACTTCCGGGCGTCATCGTTCCAGGGTTCCCCGGTGTGCGCCCTGAGGGCATGGCAGGTCTCTATGTCGTTGCTGGACTGGATCCTGCTGCCACAAACTATACGGCGATGGTTGTCATTGGAGCGGACCTGTCTACAGGTCGTAGATATCTTCTAGACGTGTGGAACCAGCACGGAGCACTACCCGCCCAGATCTCGGCGGTCATGAAAGAGTGGACACGACGTTATGGAGTGAACGAATGGCGAATCGAGTCCAACGCCTACCAGGCTAGTATCCTTCAAGATGAGGACCTGAGCACCTGGATGGCCTCCCGTGGTGTTCGTATGTCCGCTCACACGACAGGGAAAAACAAGTGGGACACTCAGTGGGGCGTCGCTACTATGGCAAACTTGTTCAAGGGATACGAACAAGGGCACAACGCCATCGAGCTGCCGAGTCGAAGGAACCACGCTGGAATCCAAGCCCTTGTGGAACAGTTGGTTGCCTGGTACCCTACGCCGAACATGCACCGGGCACCTGTCCAAGACTGCGTGATGGCGCTGTGGTTCTGCGAGATCCGATGCCGTGAACTCCTTGACTTCCAGGATGGCTCATCCCACTGGGATGAGGGCTGGCTTTCCGAGCGTGACCGTGAATCTCAGGTTGTGATCAACATTGACTGGTATCAGGCCTCACAGGGTTTCAGCAACCAGCCTGAGCTGCCTGAACCTACAATATCGAATCCGGCCAGATGGTGGGAATCCTAGCCTATGAACATCCAAGACATTGCAAAGAAGGTGGCGGCAACTCGGCTAAGATACTACAGCCGTGATCTTCGTATGAACGAAGTGCGTGCCGTGCGTGCCTCCGAGCTTGATCGTGTGGCACCGGGTCTGCTGGCTGATGACTTCCCGAAGCCTATCGTGTCCAACGTGATCAACGTGGCTGCTCAGTACAGTTCAGAGCAGATCGGTGTCATGCCGACCATCTCTTGCACCACGGGAGTGATGGTCTCGGACCGGCAGAAGAAGTATGCTCAGCGCCGCACGCTGATCGCCCACAACTATCTTGAGAACAGCCGTGTCAAAACCAATCTGGTGGAGGCATCGGACTGGATGAACACCTACAGCTTCCTGCCCGTCATCCTTGAGCCCCACTTTGGTGATGCTTACTGTGAGGCAGGCCCCCGACTTCGCTTTGAGAATCCCCTGGGCTGCTACTACGAACTCGATGTGTACGCCCGTACGCGGTACTTCTTCAAAGTGTATGACTCCGACGTGGACTCGCTCTGTGCGAAGTTTCCTCACCTTGCGAATGCGCTACGCGCGGGTACCCACGCCGAGAGTAACCAGAAGTTGGAACTCGTCAATTACATGGACGATGATGATCTGGTTTGGTTCGTCCCCTCCAGGGATAACCTGGAACTCATGCGGGTGCCCAACAAGTTCGGGCGCTGCCCGGTGTTCATCGCCGAGTCCCCCAAGTTCGACGATGAGAATCGCGGCGCCTACGACGATGTGATCTGGATCCAGGTTGCCCGTGCGGTGTTCGCCCAGATGGGTATGCGGGCCGCCAAGAAGGCGGTCAACTCGCCGCTGGTGGTTCCCTCCGACGTGGTGAATATCCCCTTCGGCCCGGACCGTGTGATCCGCACCAACAACGGCCGCGAGATTCACTACCCGATCGCGGACATGCCGCCCGCTGCTTGGCAGCAGGGTGAGATCCTGAACCAAGACATCACAGTCGGTGCCCGTTTCCCCGAGGGGGCCACGGGCAAGTCTCCCGGCTCCATCGTCACCGGCCGTGGCATGGAGGAGTTGATGGGGACCATCGACTCCAAGGTTCGCACCTACCAGCTAATCCTTGGTGATTGTCTGAGGCGCGCGGTCGCCGCAGCCTTCGAGATGGATGAAAAGTTTTGGCCCGACAAGCGGCGCTTCATACGCGTCCAGGTCAACGGCCAGCAGTTCGAGGAGACCTATGTTCCATCTCGTGATATCGCCGGAGTGTACCAAGTCGATGTCACCTACGGCATGGCCGCCGGAATGGACCCTAACCGAGCACTCGTGTTCCTGTTGCAGGCGCGTGGTGACAAGCTTATCTCCCGGGACTTCGCCCTCCGCCAGCTCCCCTTCGACGTCAACGTTGACCAGGTTATGGAGCAGATTGACACGGAGGAGTTGACCGATGCACTCAAGCAAATGCTGGCTCAGACTGCAATGTCAGTCCCTGCCATGGCTGCTCAAGGCATGGATCCCACTGAGACGCTCACGAAGCTGGCGACAGTGATGAAGAAGCGCGAATCCGGTATTCCATTGCACGAGGCCATTCTTACTGCGTTTGCCCCTCCGAAGCCACCAGCGGGCGCTCAGAGCCCCGAACAGGGGCCTCCCGGTGTGGGGGGTCTTCCCGGACCTCCCGGAGCCCCACAGGGGCCTCCTGGCCCCTCAGGGCCTATGCCCCAGGCTCCGCAGCAGCAGAACATCATGCAGATGTTGAGTGGACTCTCTGGCGGAAGCGGAAACCCAAATCTCGGGGCTACCGTAAAGAGGACTATTCCTAATGCAGGCTAAACTTTGCAAGGACTGCGGTGAGACCAAGCCTGTCTCCGAGTTTTACCCACGGGCGGACAGGAAAGATCGCTGGCTTGCTTGTTGCAAGACCTGCTCTGGCATGCGCACCAAGAATCTTGCGTCCAGAACTCCCGAGGTGCGTAGAGACTATCATCTGCGTAGTCGCTACAACATCACCCTGGGAGACCAGGAACGTATGCTTAAAGAGCAGGATGGTTGCGCTATCTGCCATACGTGGAGCTATGGAAAGCGAGCATGGGCCATTGATCATGATCATAGTTGCTGCTCCGGGAGAAGTTCCTGTGGCGATTGTGTTCGTGGGGTTCTCTGCACCCAGTGCAATACTATGATTGCTATGGCCCACGATGACATTGACACGCTTCTACGGGCCGTGGACTATCTCCAAGCTAATGTGAAGAGGACTATCCCAGCATGAGTGTTGATCTCGAACGACTGAAGAAGATCATGGTGTCTGAGGGCATCGTGATAGACGACGAACGGTTCGTTCGTTCGTTTCGCAAGTTCCAGAACCCCGCTGGCTGTGAGTTGTGTGGGGCGAACACCAAGGTTGGCGTTGTAGTTCCAGCCAAGGGTAAGATTCCCGCGCACGTCAAGACGGCGTGCTGCTCCAAGAAGGTGGGCTAGTTATGGCAAATGCAGGCGGGGCTCAGTGGAGCCGACCAGATTTCAGCGACGCAGTTCCTCCCACTCCTCCGAAGCAGGGGGATATGGGACCGGAGGCCATGGGCCACAACCGGGTCGATGAGCACACCTTCGAGTCGGGCATGGCACCGACCAATACGGGTGCCATTGAGTCCAATTGGACCGGCCTGATCGATGACGATGGTCTGAGTGGCATGTCGATGGACTTCACCGCCATGGCAGGCGGTACCGGTGTTGCGGACAAGGGCATGGGCGAGGGCATCCGTGGCTTCCGTTCCGCACCTGTCGGCGGCACCTACCACCCAGGCCAGGGCAAGGGTGCACCCGCTCAGGGGACCGAGCGCTCTAACGCAGCTTACTAGGAGGACCCCGTGGAAGATGAAGACTTTGTTCCCGCCAAGCCTGTGAAGGGCAACCCCTGGTACATCGTTTCTGGTGTGATGGAACTTGTGGCTAGCATCTTCCACGCCTTCTATGATTTTTTCGACACCATGTCCTCGATTGCTGCACACCGTTACGTGTGGGAGAAAGAGCAGCGAAAATTCTTCGAGGCAGCTTCCAAGGATATCGAGGCCATAACCAATGCCCCCACCACAGAATCCGGCGGGAACGTCGGGACCTGGCCCCCTCAGTAAGAGGACCGATGGTGGGCCAGCCCAGGCACTGAAGGACCTGCCGGATGCCCGCTACGGCGAGAACAGCCAGTTCCAGGCGCTCCAGCAGGGGGCTTCGCTCTCCGCTTCGCCCAGTCCGCAAGGGCAGGGCCAGCCTCTCGATTTGGGATCTCTTCCCCCGAATCCAGGGGCTGGGCAGGTAACTTCGCTGTCCGCACCAACGGCCAGGCCTAATGAGCCTGTGACTGCTGGCGCAGCCATGGGTGCCGGTCCTGGGCCTGAGGCCCTTGGTGGACAGCCCGCACAGGTGGCTTCTCAGGACATCGGGAAGATCAGCCAGTCCCTTCCGCTGTTTGAAATGCTGGCGAACATGAATGATGCCACACCGTCCACCCGTCTTTTCGTCAACCTCTTGCGCGGAGCACCATGATGGCATCCTCCTTGGCTACTCCGATGAACTTCATGGGCAACATACTGGAGAACATCCAGCAGGACCCGAAGGCTGCCCAGTATCCCGAACTGGCTGTGGGCGTTGCCGTAGACGCCCTGCGGAACACCCCTGTCAACCTATTCAGCAACATTCCTCATTTTGAGTCTGAGGTGGACAACAGTGAGTCTCCAACCCTTCCAGTCGGCCAGCCCAGCGTCTAGCGGTGTCGTAGGCACGTCTGGCGATGTGGCGCAGTCTGGTGTGGTCGGAACTTCTGGAGCGATCGGCACGCAGCAGATCCAAGATCTGCAAAACCAGCAGAGTCTGGCGGCCATCACTGCTGCACAGGAGCAGCAGGATGCTGCGGATCAGGCCAAGCAAAAGGACAAGTCCAAGGGTTGGACCAACCCGCTGCTTAATCCCTTCCAGGACCTCGGCCAGATTTGGCACGATGTCGAGACCCACACGGTCTCGCCGGTCTTTCATGCAACCAACTGGGCGTTCACCAATCTGATTAAGCGCCCGTACACCAC